TATTCATGTTTGTTGATGCTTTAAATGTTCCTATATAATTTGTTCCGTCATATGTTACAGGGGCACATGCACTACATGTTGTGAAAGGAGTAGTTGTTTTTACAATTACGATTCCTGAACCACCTGCATTTGCAGGTCCTGGATTACAACCACCAGATTCACCACCTCCTCCACCACCTGTATTAGCTGTTCCAGCTTTTGCACATGTTCCTGGACCGGCATTTCCACCACCACCAGCTCCACCTGATCCTGCTGGTCCTTGTCCACCTCCGCCACCACCACCAGCATAGGTCACAGCTGATCCTGTAATTGAATTTGGTTTACCAGCTCCACCTGCTCCACCAGCAGAACCACTACCTGTAGATCCAGCTGCATTGGCACCACCTCCACCACCAGCTCCTTCTACACTTCCAGTAGAAACTCCATCTCCACCATCATTACCTTGTGGTCCTCCTAAAGCTGCTGGGGCTGCAGGAGTATTTCCTGATCCACCAGGGTGAGGTCCTGTAATATCTGCACTTCCAGCTCCACCACCACCAGATCCACCGTCTTTTCCTGACATGTTTGGTTGACTAGCTGGTGGTCCACTACCACCACCTCCACCACCTGCGGATGTTATTGTATCAAAAATTGAATTAGTTCCTGTGGTACCTTGCACAGGTTGAGCTGATGCACCGGCTCCCCCAGAACCTACTGTTACTGCAAAAGTTCCAAATCTAGAACTTATTACTCCTGCACAAGAATTACAAAAAGAAGTTCTATAACCTCCAGCTCCTCCACCACCACCTCGGCCAGAACCACCTCCGCCGCCACCAGCGACTACTAAATATTCTATACTTGCTTCATTATAAACCCAATTATCATCTTTCACAAAATCATAAACTGTATTGAGTGACCAAACGCCAGGTGCAGTTTTTGGAAGACTTACTGCAGGTTCTTTTACAATTACTTTTCCTGATCCACCTGTAGCAGGACCTCCTGTGTGAGTACCTGTTTTACCACCACCTCCACCGGCACCACCACCAGTATTTGCTGTACCATTGGCTCCTGCAGACGTTGCACCATAAGATGCACCAGCTCCACCTCCACCACCACCTGGGTCAGCTGGACCTGGATTATATCCTGGAAAGTGAGCACCACCGCCACCACCTCCAGCATAAACTACACATGATCCTGAAATATTGTTTGTTGCACCAGCTCCACCTACACCTGCTGTACTGGGAGTAGAAGTTCCACCAACACCACCGGCTCCACCACCACCTGCACCTCTGTTAGCAGCATAAGCGTCTCCACCATTGTTTCCTTGGGGAGGACAGGTTGGAGGACTGTTTCCTGATCCAGGACTTCCTGGACTTGTAGCTCCACCACCAGAACCACCGGGTGATTGATAATAACCACCACCTTCTGCTGTTACTGTTCCACCAGCATAATTTAAAACTGTATTTACTCCATCTGCTGCACCAGCCCCACCGCCACCAATAACAACATTATAAGTTGTACATCCAACTACAGGAACTGCAGAACCCATAGTTGGGGCAGGTCCACCTGTAGAAGCTCTAAATCCACCGGCACCACCGCCACCACCACCAGATCCTGCACCGCCACCACCACCACCGATTACCAAGTAATCGATATTAGCTGTAGCTTGTGCTGTTAAACATCCTGTGGCTGTAAAAGTAGTTTTTTTTTCAGAAACACATACTGCTGCATTAACTGTATTAACAGGTCCGATTATGCCGCCATTACCTTGAGCCATAATTTAACCTCCTAGTCTATCAGTAATTCATACGATATGAATAAATCTAAATCTGAAGCAACGCTAGCTTCAGCTTTTAAAATATCTGTTTCTCTTAAATAAATTGGAGTATCACTTATTACTAACGATGCGTCTGCTGGAACTGAAATTGTTTTTGCTAAATACATTGTAGTAGCTGCAGCTGTATTAACCGTAAGACCAGTTTGAGCAGGAGTTCCTGCCATTGTAATAGCTACACTAATATCGGCAGCATTTGTACCATCAACATTAGCTACAACTATTCTATTAATTTTTAAAATGTAATCTGTACCAACAGTAATTAAAGAATTTAATCCTGTACCTACATTCCATCCTAACGACCCACCATTAATTGTTGCGACACTTACTATATTTGGGTTTGCCATAATTTTTTTCTCCTGTGTTTATCTTTTAACCGAAAATCATTGCCATTGCAATAGCTTTACCTGTTGATATTCCTGCACTTCCCCATGATAAATTCCCTGATGAATCAGATAATAAAGCCTGTCCTGAAGATGTTGCATCTGCTGCTGGTAATTTCCAAGTTACTGCTCCCGTAACCGTAGTTGGTGCCTGAAATCCCACTGCTGCTGAGTTATCGGCATCATTAAATTTAATAGCAGTATTATTAGATAAAGTAATATCTGAAAAAGTAGCAAATACATCTACAATGTTTGGGTTAGTTCCATCATCTGCTTTTGCATAAACAATTTTAGTTCCTTTGTCTGCCGCAACCCACGTAACACTAGTTCCTGAACCACTAGTATATTGAAACTCAACTGAGTATGCACCACTTGTACTGTTTTTAATTATGTACCAATTTTCTACATCTAAAGCAATTGAAACAGTAATGTTACCTGTGATGGTTCCTGTTAATTCAATAATTCTTGTAGCAACTGATGCTCCAGTTGATCCATCAGATACATTAAGAGGTGTGTCACCAGTACCATTACATGCTTGTGCTTTATAACCACCAGATATTTGTTCTAAAATTTCTAAATTTGTATTTGTTTTATCACCCCATAGACCGGCTTGTTCGCCAGTTACCATTTTTTCTACCCCTAAAGGTGTATAAGTTGAAGGCATATTTTATCTCCTGTTTTAAGCTGCAATATCAGTCCACGTTACCGTAGAACCTGTATTCACCTCACTATAAGTTACTGTCGTTCCAGTGTCAACAGTAGCCCATGCTATAGCATTTGCTGTTCCTAGTCCAGAAGTTATCTGTACTCCCGTAGGTTTAATTACAGCTGTTTGTTTAGTAGTTACAGCACCTAAAGATGACGTAATAGATTGGCCTGTAAGAGCTACTTTAGAAATTGCGTCTACAGAGCCTAAACTTGATGTAATAGTTAATGCAGTAGGTCTAATAGTTATATCAGTAAAGGCTTTAAATGTGCTGCCAAAACCTGAAGTTATAGTCAGTGCCGTAGGTTTAACATCTACTCCACCAATTGTTGTAGCAGGATTAATAGCAGACGTTATTTGCTGACCTGTTAAGCTAACAGTTTCATAATCAGTAACTGTTGGACTTCCTACAGATGTTGTAATTTGTGGATCGTGAACGTGGACATAAGTTCCATCACATTCTAAATCTACTAATCCATACCCTGCGGTAATAGTTTGAGTTGTAGGTTTAACTACAACATGTGTTCTTACAACTTGAGTACCAATTGCTGAAGTAATTTGTTGTCCTACTAAAGCAGCAGAATATGCATCTCCCCACGCAAGGTTACCCCATGTTTTTCTGCCCCAACCAACTTCAATATCATCTTCTACAACTGGTGTGCCAACTGAAAATGAAGATGAAACTCCTGTAACTGAAACAGTAACAGGTAAACCGTTAGTGCCCCAAGCTTCTTCTCCCCAAAGATAACGACCCCAACCTTGATTAGAATAAGCATCTACGGTTCCAACGCCTGAAGTAATAGCGATACCCGTGGTATCAGCTGCAACTATATCTGATGCCCAAGAGTTGGCCCCCCATTTATTATTGCCCCAGGTAGAAGCCATCTCTTAAACCTCCTTTTAGGCTAATCTGATGATAGCCAAAGTGTCAGTAAAATTTGGAAATTGTATTGTAAAAGTACCTGATGTTGATGTTTTATTTGAAACAAAATCTAATACTGCAGCAGATTTATTTGCTTTAGATGAATTATAAATTAATGCACCCATTGCTGTAATCGTTGCTGTTAAATAAGATAAGTCTGCCCAATCTACAATAGCTGTTGTACCTGATAATTTGTGAGTTTGTCCTTGTAAAGCTTTACCCCCACTTGAGTAATCTCCTGTGGAATCTGTTACTTGTCCTGCAGTTGTAAAACTTGCAAGGGAAGGTCCTATTACAGATGAATCTGTATATAAAGCTAGTTTAAAAGTGTCTCCACCATTATCTAGGTCATGAGTCCCACTTAATAATTGATTTTTAAATGAACTTGTAATTGCACTTGTTGTTATTGCCATAATTTTTTTCTCCTGTTTAATTATGGTGACGGTGAATCAATTTTGATTCGAATCGCACCATTGAAATAATCGTCTCTTCTTCTTCGTCCAATCTGCTCCACAGCATACTTGGATATTGCATTTGTATACTGTTTTTCATAATATTGCAACATGTCCATAGGACCTTTTAAATAACTAAAAGCTTCTATTAAACAAGCATACAATAACCCATTAGGAAATCTTTGACTTAAATAAGTTTGAGTATTGCCTGATGATAACCCAGTAGGTTTTGATACATAACTCGCTTGAATAGCATAAGCTGACCCTGGAATAGGAGCAAACATTAAAGTATCATCATCATAATTTGCGTAATATTTAGGAACCCCAGTTGCAAGTGAAGGGTTATATTCATCAATAAAAGTTGTGTCTCTTTTTTCTAAAAAAATTTTATCTCCTCCACTAGTAATTTGAAGTGCTCTAATTACTAAGGCTCCCGTTGGAAAATTTAAATACTTTTGAGAAGCAACCACATTAGAGGTAGCATACCTTCTATCAGCATCAGTATTAACATCTCTTAAAATTCTTTCTTCTGCATCTAATATAAATCCATCCACAATAGTAGATGTAAAAACTGAGCTATCTACTTCTGTATAATCTCTAATTTTAGTAACCAATTCTGAATAATTTATACCTGCCATTATACTACTACCTTTACCTTTCCTACTGCGCTATATATATTTAATATTTTCCCTTGAGGCAACGGTAGCATTCCAAAAACTATTTTACCGTCAGAATTATAACCATGATCTACTGAAAAAAGACTTTCTCCAATATTACCTGTTAAAACACCTACTCTGACCGTCATATTACCTATATTATGCTGTACTCGAGTATTTCTTAAAGCCTGAGGATCTCCCCCATAAACTTTTGGGTCTAATTGAGGTGATTTAGGTTCATATTCAGATATATGAACTAATGCTCCATTCCATTCTTTTACCATTTCTAGATATGGAAAAGCTTGCCCAGATCTATCCGAAATGGATAACGCGTATTTTCCTTTTGCAAAAGCTCTAGCCATTTTAAGTTACCGTTGGGTAGTATTGAGCTGGAGTAATATATGTACTTGATCTTGAACCATCTTCATCTAACGCACGTTTTACTTCATCCTCATAATACAGTTTTAATTGCTGTGTTCTTTCAGGAGCATATTTTTGAGATAAATAAAATGCTAATCCCGAAATCATACATGGAATCCATCTAAAAGGAACATCTGCAGTATTGGTATAAGCTCCTGCATCTTGAATTCTTTGCAATGAATAATATTTTAGATGAGTATAACTTTGAGCATCAGGAGTAATATATAAAGTTATATTAGGAGTATTCGTTCCTGAAGTTACTCTTTCTACATAATATTGAGAAGGTGTTCCAGTTGATCCTTTATTAGGCAGTGCAGCATAAGTAGATCTGTCTATTTTAGTTATAGATATATCTGTAGTAGCGGATCCAGGATTTACTGTAGTAGCACTATTAGAAATAAAAGCTTCTAATACATCACTACAACCAGCAACTGTAGAATATTGACTTTGAGAGGCAACTAAAGCGACTGCATTTAATTGAATTTTCCAAAGATGAACTCCTCTATTTCCCCATTCGGAAAATAAAACGTTTAAAGAGCGTCTAGCTTTTTTAAGATCGTATCCAGAATTAGTTTGAATCCCGCATCTCTCATAAGCTTCCTCTACAATCTCATCTATCGAGAGATCGAATGTTGCTGTTCCGCTGGTTGCCATTTATACATATCCTACTTTTTAAGCTCTCTTACTATTCTTCTTTTCTCGTCTCTTAGGTTTCTTCTGCCTTGTCTACTTCCGGCTCTTTCAGCATCTACTCTTCCCAGTTCTTCTAGACGATTTTCTCTTCTAGTATTTGTGTGGCCACCTTTTCTGTATTTTTTGCCTTTTTCTCTAACCCACATATGAGGACCTTGTGGTCTAGGTCTACTAGGACCTTTTTTTATGCTACCACCTTTTCTTTTATTAACTTTACCTTTTTGTCTTTTGCCCCAAGCTCCGTAAGACTCGTCTCTACGATCTTTCATAGATTGTTTCTTACCACCTTGTTTTCCAGTTCTCATACCTAGAGATTCATCTTCTCTTGCTTTGTAGCCTTGTTTTTTAACAGAGCCACCTTTTTTAAGCATAGTAGGCATTCTTTTTGATTTTTCATCTACTCCATAACCTCTAGAGTACATCATTTCACCGTGTCTGCCTCCCATACCACCTTTGTTCATAGCTTTACCCATACCACCGTGTGCAATTCCGCCACCACGATAGTGTCCAGTCATAGCCATTTTCTTGTGCATATTTATTTTTGATTTATCCATTATATTCTCCTATTAAAAGGTTCCTTGGAACCTAGTTCCTTTAATTGCTGCACCCGATCCACGAGCCCTTTTCATAGGGCCTTGAACCATCGATCCGCCTTTGGCTCTGCCATAAACTCTTTTTTTGTACTCTTCTATAAAAGAGCTACCTTTACCTTTTAAACGAATTCCTTTTTTTAGTGACCCATATTTCTTTTTTAATTCACCAACAGTGCTTTTCCCACTTATACCCCCACCTGCAAGTTTTACTTTAGGTCTTTCTAAATGCTCGGGTCTACTTGATAATTCTTTTTCAATTCTTTTTTTATGAAGATGTCTTCTTAACATTCCTAGTTTTCCTTTAGCTATTTTATAAGTTCTAGGAGTTTCCTTTTTCATTCTTTTTTCAATTTCTTTTTTAACAGAAATTTGTTTTCTTTCAGGGTATTTTCTTGTTCGCGGAGCTTGTGTTGGATAACTTTTTACTCTGCTTTTGGTACCTCTTGTTGGAATTCCACCTTTATGAAACATGTGTTTTTTAAAACCTGGATCAATTTTATCCCATTCATCCATAAAAATCATATTTCCACCTCTTTCTTGAGCTTTTTTTCTTAATTCTTGTTTTTTCTCCCACTCTGTTTTTTCTCTGTTTGAACCTGATCTACCTTCTCTTTGCATTCTATCTAATGCTTGTTGCTGTTGTTCTGCTTGTTTTGGAGAATTTAATGTTCCTGCTGCTTTTCCTAATGCTGCTCCAACCCCTAATTTACGTCTGATTTCCTGAGGTGTTTTTTTCTCTCTTTTATTTTTTACTTTTCCTCCTCGTTTTTTTTCTTCTATCATGATCAGTAAGCCCTCCTCGACTTTACCACCTTTTTTAAAACCCATATTTTTCTGGCCCGTCTTTCTTTCTTCAACTCTTCGCTTATTTCTAAATTTTCTTTTAGTAAGCGCACGTAATACTCTTCTTTTACCGAAACGGTCAATCATGTCCATTAGAGTTATTTTTTTAACCATTTCTTTCCTTTTAAAGGGCCCTTTTAACGTTATAACTTAATGTTATCTCGTACCTCTTTTATACTTTCTTTTTGGTCGCCTGTCTACTCTCTTACGCATAGCTCTAGAAGGTCTTCCCCCTCTTAAACCCGGAGAAATTTGTTTAGCTATTTGTGCTCTGCTAATAGGCATTATTCAACAACCACGCCTTTTTCCCATTTCATATCGGGAAGACCGTTCTCATAAGACTTCCCATCATAAGTAAGAACTTGTTTTCTATTTGCACCTTTTTCATTATAACTTACGTGAACCCAG